CGTTGAAAGAAGCGATACCATTTAGTGACGGCAATTTTTTAGGGTGCAACTCAGAAAAAAGATTTAAAACAGCAAATTATTTTAATGATGAAAATCTTGCTAAAAACATAGCAAGAGCGGAACAGTTAAAATATAAACTAAGGAGATACGCAGCTTTAAACGGCGGTATTCCATCGCTAAAGGACTGGCAAAATCAGTATCGTAATAAACATTATATATTCTACGATTGCGACGAAAATAAAATTTACGTTTGTGACACAAGCGATTATAAAGATTTCGGACAAATTTATTTCAAAAACAAAGAAGCGTGTAAAAAAGCAATTGAAATTTTTAAAAAGGAATTGATATGGTACTTCACAGAATTTGAAGAACAACTATATTAATCAAATACACGCACACATTTGACCGTTAAGGCAGTTGTACACAATTATTAATAAAAAGTGACGTTAAATTTTATCTAGCGTTTAAACGCACGCTAGAGGTGCTGGAGAGGATTTTTAAAAAATGATTGAAGAAACAAAAATTAAAGACAGCGGAGAACGTAGACGATTTGAAAGTGGGGCGGTGAGGGATATATCTGAGGGAAAGGGCAGATTTGATTTATTACCGCTTGACATTTTAGGAACAGCTAATCAAGATAATAGACTTACTAATATAAGTAATTATCAAAAAACAAATGACACAACATATTTATATGCTGCTATGTCAGCAATAAATTACAGGATGGATTATACACTAATAGCACGCATAGCAAAGCACTTTGAAAATGGGGCTAAGAAATACGATGAGAATAACTGGCGAAAAGGTTTACCGTGTAAATGTTACGTAGATAGTGCGGCTAGGCATTATTTTAAATGGGTATTGGGGGAGATAGACGAGGATCACGAGTCGGCTTTTTACTGGAATATTATGTGTTGTATTTGGACACACGAAAACATTCCAGAGATGCAAAGTTATAAAAGAGAGGTGGATTAAATGAGATTTGACTACATAATACCTTTTATACCACCGTCAAATAACCAGTTTATAGGTAAAAATCAAAGGTTTGCTTATCAAAAAGCAAAAAAAGAGTGGGCGGAGATAATAAGGCTTTATACACTTAAAAATAAGCCATATAAGCCGATTAAGCAATGTAAATTGACCTTATTTTATTATTTCAAAGACAAGACAAGGCGAGATCCTGACAATTATAGCGGTAAATTTATACTTGACGGTTTGGTAAAAGCAGGAGTTATATTTGATGATAGTTTTTTTAATATTAATTTAGTGTTAAAAGCTAGCGTGGATAAAGGTAATCCAAGGCTTGAGATATCAATTGATAGTGAGGGGTATATTAATGATTAAAACTATAAAGAGACTTGCTAAGCATCACAATATTAAAATCAAAGATGCTGCATTGATTTTGATAAAAGTTAGATTTGATTATAATTTAGCTAAGCAGATAGTTAAAAACAATAAATATAAGATTGTAGTTTAAAAAATATGGAGGAGTGAAAAATGAAAAGTAATATAAAAACAAGCTGTGCAGATTGTCAATACGATATGTTTAATAATATATCAAACGACGTTGCAAGGGCAGTTATAGCAGTATATCTATATGATTTATCGCTAAAAGGGTATGGCAAAAAGAGAATACAAAAAACCTTTGACATATTTAAAAGTTATATGAGTGGCGAGACGCTAAACTTTTTAGGAAAAACATTAAGGTCAGACGAGATGATTAATCTAATCTCAAATAAGTTTGATATAGATTTTAATCAAATACAGACGGTTAACGAAACTCGCCAAGATTTTAAAAGGAGATAATTTATGTGGATTGAGGTATTAACGGATATACAAGATATCAAAATAGGCGACACGATTATTGACAATGACGGTAAAAAAAAATTAGTTAGTCAAGGCAATCTCAAATATAACGAGTTTATGGGGTTGACTTTGTTTGGTGATTGCTATAAATTAGGAACACAAAAGGTACGTAAATTAATATACAAAGGAGTGGTTTAATATGATTAAAGACAAAGATAATTTTACGTGTAATAAGATGTACTCAAGTATATGCAGTACAAATTTAACAGGTCAAAAAAACTGTGATTGTTGTGATTGCTTTTATAATAAATGTGACAATTGCAGTTATCAAAATACTGGAATGTGCATAAAATGCAAGTTCCAAAAAAATGAAGAAAAAATCATGCATAACCCTTGATATTTTATCAAAAGCATGATATAATATAATCAGATAATAAATTATATATTCCGGTTTTAGGGGTGTAACACAAAGTTACACAAATGTCATCAAATATCATACAATATTAATGGCATAGCACTATAATTTTTGACTCTTATAATCTAATACAAAACAATCTGTAATATAAGGCAGTAAAACTTATATAGTGATAACTACTAAGTGTTATATAAATTTAACGTTGTACGCACAGTACAGCGTTATTTTTATATGTTGACATAAAAGATAAAAGTGGTATAATTAAGATAAAAAGAGTACCTTAAAAAAAGAGGTGATAAAAATGGCAAATAAAAGGGTTGTTGACTATTGGTTGACAAAGGATGGATTATTATTAATCGAGGGGTGGGCACGTGACGGCTTAACTTATGAGCAAATAGCAAAACAAAAATTAAAAATATCAACATCGACTTTATGCGTGTGGCAACATAAATATCCTGAGTTTAACGAGGCCTTAAAACGGTGTGGAGAGATAGTAGACAGAGAAGTTGAAAATGCATTAATAAAAAGGGCACTAGGTTATGAATACGAAGAAACAAAAACAATAATTGAAAAAGACAATAACGGAAAAGAACATGAAAAAATAGAAAAAACGACTAAACACATGCCACCAGATGTCACGGCATGTGCAATATGGCTGAATAACAGAAAACCGCAACAATTCCGCAGAAACCACAACATCGAAAAGCTCAAAGAAAAAGAACTCGAAGTAAAAGAAAAAGCATTGAAAAAAACTCAAGAAGAAAATGGAATACTTGAAAAATTAATTGAGGGGTTGAAAAGTGATGACACAGACTTACAATCCTAAGCAAAAAGATTTTTTGAAAAGAATACAAAGCAATACATTATCACGTATAAATATACTTGAGGGCTCTGTGTCAAGCGGTAAAACGTGGATAAGCTTAGTTGCGTGGGCTTTTTGGGTTGCTACTATGCCAAAACAAGGTTTATATATGATGTGTGCAAAAACTCTTACAACGTTAAAAAACAACTGTTTGTTACCGCTGCAAGACTTGATAGGAGAATCTAATTTTAGTTTTAGCGTATCGACAAAAGAAGGATTATTGTTTGGTCGTACAATATTATTAGAGGGTGCAGCAGATTCCAAGAGCGAGGGTAAAATACGAGGGTTAACTTTACAAGGGGCATATTGTGACGAGTTAACATTATTCCCAAAAGATTTTTTTACGATGCTTTTAAGCAGATTAAGAGCGGCGGGAGCTAAATTAATAGCAACAACAAACCCCGATAATCCTATGCACTGGTTGATGACTGATTACATCAAAAAACAAAATGATTTAGATATGTTAGTTGTAAAATTTTTGATTGATGATAATTTGATGTTGCCAAACGATTACGTTACAAATATCAAAAAAGAGTATTGTGGTGTTTATTATGATAGATTTATATTAGGAAACTGGGTAGCCGCTGAGGGGTGTATTTATAATAAATTTGCTGCAAATCCTCAAAATTATGTTTTACATAAAGTTCCTGACAATATTATTTTTGCAACAATTGGAATAGATTTTGGCGGTAATGGATCGGCTAATACATTCCAATTAACTGGATATACACAGGGTTTAAAACAAGTAATAACACTTGATGAGTATTACAGCAAAGACGAGTTAGACGCAACACAACTAGCTAATGAGTTTTGCAAGTTTGTCAAAAAAAATCAGTTACAATATAAAATATTGGAGGCTTATGCAGATTCGGCAGAGCAAACAATAATTAGGAGTTTTAAAAACGAGCTGGTTAAGCAAGGCATAGCTTTAGTTGTTAAAAACGCTCGCAAAGGAGAGATTACAGAGCGTATAAGATTTTATAATATGCTGTTTGGTTGTGACTCTTATAAAATAATGTCACATTGCAAAAAAACAATTGAGGCTTTCCAAAATGCAGTTTGGCAACAAAATACAAACAAGGATATACGCTTAGATGACGGAAAAATGAACATCGACACATTAGATGCTCAAGAGTACAGTACAGAGAGTTTAATGTCACAAATAACACAAGCAATACAAGTAAGGAGTTGAGTAGATGCAAAATAAAACGCAAACAATAGAGGATATATTAATAAAATTAGGGCATAATGTCTTAGTGACAAAATGCCACAGACAAAAAGAAAAACTATGGAAAGACTGGTATCAAGGGTGCAATGACTGGCACAATATCAATATCTACAACGGCAAACAAAATATAACAAGAACACGCAAAACATTAAATATAGTTAAGAAAATGTGTGAGGATAAAGCAGATTTATTACTTAACGAAAAAGTTAACATTACAGTATCTGAAAGTAACCAAGCACTTTTAGACAACATACTTGATATCAATAATTTTTGGGTGCAAGGAAACGAACTTATAGAATATGTAAACGCTTTTGGAACTGGTGCACTTGTTGAATATCTCGACAACAACGAGATATCAATTGACTTTGTCACAGCATCTAATATATATCCTTTACGCACTAAAAACAAACAAATTATAGATTGTGCTTTTTGTA